ATGAGTAAACAATGTGCAAAGTGCGGAGGTAAAATTGGCTTAACTTCATATAAAATCAAAGATAAACAAATTGTTTGCGGCAATTGTATGAAAAAAGCTGGTTACGGTATGACTACTCCTTATAAAATAATAAGATCTTTGAATTTAGAAGATTTAGATAAGGGTCCATCAGAAAAAAGAAAATTAAACATATCTGATTATACTACACAAAACAATCATGATATAGGTAATGATAGAATGAGAACTACTGAAGAGATGGTAGAATTTTGTCTTAAATACGGCTATGGTAAAGGAATGACTAAAAAATGGACAACTCATCATTTTAACTTAATATCAGATCAACTTAACAGTGACGAATACGTAATCTTCTGCTTTGTAGGATTGCATAACTATATCTCGTCAACTAAGCATGACAATAATTATGCATACGCATTAACTAATAAACGTTTAATTGTAGCTCAACAAAAAATGATAGGCAATAATGTACAAAGTATTATATTAGACAATTTAAATAATATTAGTAAAAAAAGAGGAATACTGTTGGGTACATTAACTATTGATACTCTTGGTAAAGTATTGAATGTTGCAGTTGATAAAGATACTGTTGATAGGATAAGTGATTCTTTAAACGAAATTATTTATAATTTAAAAAGAAGAAATATTTCTGCTACAAATTCCAATACATCAACAATTTCCTCAGCTTCAGAAATAAGAAAATATAAAGAACTATTGGATGACGGAATCATTACAGAAGAAGAATTTAATAAAAAGAAACAAGAATTATTAGATTTATAATATCTATCAAAAAAGATGAGCATTTAATTTAGCTCATCTTTTTCTATTTACAATACAAACATTTGTTCGTATACTCTTTTTGAGGTGAACATTATGTTGATGGAAGGAAAGACACAATTATGGTTTAAATTTGATCCTTCGAATAGATTTATCAAAGACTTTTATAAAGTATGGGATTCAGAAGTTTTCTTTTTAGCAATCGAAGATAGCTTATTAATCAATCTCTACTATTCTAATAAAAACTACTTTAAAATTCCTGCTGCGAAAACTAGAATGAAGAAAGACGTATATTTTTTGTTTGATGTCGTGACTGACGTGCCAGACGCACGGAGCGATCATCGGCGCTATGACTATGTAAAGTATACTTTCGTTGATCCAGAAAGGTATAAATAAAAAGCCACTCAAATGAGTGGCAATGAAAAATAAACATTGATTTGTATGATATCCTTCAAAAAATTCTAGCACATATCTAACTTAATTACTATATGTACCCTGTAGGACTCGAACCTACGACCGGACGGTTATGAGCCGTCTGCTCTAACCAACTGAGCTAAGAGTACAGGTTGTTGCCACATAAAGCCATAAACAATCAACCAGTAGAAGGTGTGGCAACAAACCTGTTATCGCATATCTTGGAGTGTGACTATTTATGGGTGATAGTGAAGATATGCGATAACATTACTATTTTATCGAATGATTTTTATAGTTGTCAATATAGTTATGTACTTCCCCTCAAAAATGAGGGGCTATTTTTATAACGTCAAATAGAACAGATGGTCGAGGAACGGAAAAAATAATTAAATAATTTGATTATTTTTTCAAAATGCTTTACTAAAGTCTATTTCCATTGATATACTGTAAGAGAGCAAAATTTGACTTTCATTATTTTATGAAGTACAATGTGAAAGTTTCAAACTAAATATAGTCCATTTAGGAGGTCATAAAAATGCGTCTAAATTTAGAGCAGAATCCATCCATTTTTGTTGCAAATTCTACAGAAATGAAGAGAATTACTTCAGTCGCATCAAATAAAAAGAAAACATTTCTATCAGAAAAAGATTACAATAAAAGTGTAGAATCTGCAAAAAAAGCTTTTAATAATCTAGCATTTGAATTATCACGATGACAATTAAGAGCTGTGCATACAATGCATATATAGACACACAAAAAATAAAGGGTTTTTATTGTGAAAATGAACGTATCAACAAATTTTTTCATGAAGAAGCCGAAGAATTAGAAAAATGTGGTGCTGGAAATACAATAATCTATTATGAAGATTCAACTGGTGAAATATTCGGATTTTACACCCTATCGCTTCGTCCTTTAAATATTACAGAGCTAAAAAAGTATGATAGATTTAATAAAAAATTCTTAAGTGACTTTGCTAATTCATTCGAAATAGAAGAATTCCCTGCTCTCGAAATTATGAGATTGGGAGTAAGTTATGATCATAGACTTAAACGTATAGGCGCTTCTATAATTTATGATATTTATAAGCAAGTTATTGAATTGCAAATTTACTATAATCTGCCAATAAACGTTATCTTTATAGAAGCTTTATATGAAGTTACTGAATTTTATGAGAAACTAGGGTTTGAGTTCATTAAATATTCTGATGAAGAACATCGTCTCGAAAAATATCCTATGTTGATCAACACAAAAAAAATAATTGACATCGTATATCCAGAATCAAAATAATTTCTATGTAATGCCCCTCAACGAGGGGCTATTTTTTATCGTTGCGGAATATTCAAATACCAACGCTTGTCATGAAAATCTTGTGCTCCACCCTTAGTATTTCCTTCTGGATCATTCGTTGCACGCATCATGACATAGACTTTCTTATTAGGGAAATTACGCATATTGAAAGATACATGATAGCCAACATTTCCTAAAGTATTATAAGCTTGATTTACGTCTGGTCTATAAATCCCATCAGCTCTTACTCTAGCTAGTTCTTTTCCAGTATTGTAATCCATAATGAAGATATACTCGTATTTATAGTTAGCAATGTGCCATCCAGCCACATGCAAGTTTGCGTTTTCGATTTCTCCAAACTGATCAATGTGGGCGTAATTTGTTCCATCTGTTAGTGTAGGATTTGCAGCACCTGCTCTAGTTGGATCAATGACTGGTTTATCCTCCGAAGTAGTTGGATTTTCATCGGTAAATCCATGAGCTAAATCATATGCTAATTTTTCTTTACTTACGCCCATTTCAGAAAGATAACCGTAAGGATCTGTATGATCGCCCCAAATATTTTGTGTTACCCATAAATGCGATTTGATTCCTGGTTGGTTATAAGGAGTGTCTAATGTTAATGGAATACCATATTTCATTGCTGAATCTCTAGCCAATTCAACGTATGCCTTGTAGTTTTTCTCAAACGTTGCTTTATCATGTGTGTGTTGTAACTCAATCTGCACAGGACTGTTAGCATTAGCATACGAACCAGCACCGTACTGTACATAACCAGGTTGACCGACTTGATAAACAATTCCGCCGTCTCCCACAATATAAGCAGTATAAGCGCTAGTCCATGAACGTTGCATATACTGCGCTTCATTGCGTCCTGTTGCTGTTTCATTAGCCGTTTCATGCAGTAAAATGTACTGATTATTTGCTACTTGTGAGCTACCTTCGTTTGGGCCCAAATTAAATTCATTGTTAATCGTATAGGCAAACCCATTAATCGGCAATAAAAAAAGAGCCGTTAACAGGCTCATCGCAGTAATAGTAATTTTCTTTTTCATTTGTTTCCTCCTATTTTTTCAAATTATATGCCGACACACCAGTGATAACGCCTAAAAATGTTGCTACTGCATTGATAGTGAGTACTGTCATATCTGTTCCATTCCATCCATACGCTTTTCCTAACGTGGCTACTAAAACAGATGCAGCTGGTAAAACTGTTAAAACCGTCCATTTAATGATTTGATAATACTTATCTGGTAAAATCATTTCTTCTTAACTCCTTTCTTTTTTACCGAGATCTTTCTCTAAATAAAGTTTTAATTTGTTGCGTGTGTTCCACCAATTTTTCTGCATGTGTATCTAATCTTTCATCATGTTTCTTCAATTCTTCATGAATAGTAATGCGATCAGATTTGCTTGCTTCTAAATCTTTAGTCAGTAAATCTAAATTTCGGCTTACTTTTGAAAGAGTCTCAGTAATCTTCGAGAAAGATGCAGCAATCGGTCTAATTACTAATAAAATCAAAGAAACGATAGCGGTTATTGATCCTGCTATCATTCCCCATTCTCCTAAATTAATCATGTGACAACTCCTTAAATCAAAATAAAAAGCACATCAATTAAGATGCGCTCTCTTCTTTGCTAATGATTTTATCTGCTTCTTCGTCTGTAATGCATAGTGGAACGAATATTCGAACTTGATCGTCAGTAAAACAGCCCCAATCATACATCATTTTTATATCGCTAAAACTAAACATACTACTCACCTCCAATTAACAAACCTACTAGCCCATTCCCAACTCATTCACTGTAATCCCCCCTTAAGTGACACCCTAAAGCACCCTAGAAGTCACTAGGTCGCTTATTGGAAACTTTCTGTAGATCTTGTTTTAATTTCCTTTTACCATTTCTCACTCTCCTTTTCTCGATATAAAAAGGCAGCCGATTTCTCGACTACCTCGCTTTCATTTTGTTTTCACGTTCCGCTTAGTTTGGTTCTATTGCTATATATACATCTATTACTCGTAAGCTCTTGAAATAGCATTCCCGAACGCTGTAATTAAACTAGAAACAGAAGATACTACCCCATCTCCACCATCACCTTTTGATATCGAAGTGTTTGCTGAATCACACCATATTGCAAATACAGCCCCATAACCATTTTTATCCGTTCTTCTATTGAAAAAATCTTTCAAGAGCTCTGTCTGATTGATTACATCAACACTTGTGCTGTTTTCTTCGTTATCTAAAATCCAGTAATATTTATACGAATTATTAATCAGCTTATATCCTGATTTTTGAAGAACATCCGGTAAAGTATACTCAGCCCAATCTGTGTACCAGTAATATAATTCAACGTCTTTGCTGACGTAGTAGTTATAATCCTTGTTATAATATACAGCTTCGTTATACATACGAGGAATTAAGTCGTACTCTTTCACGACATTAATTAAAGTGTTTGCAAAATCAACAACAAATTTGTAATTGCCCTCATTGTAGAACAAATCGAACCCTTTTGAACCAACAATCTCATCATAACCAATGTTCCAATGGTGAGATCCTCGACTAGAGAAATATTTACAATACTTTTTAACGATTGCTTTCGCAAATTTAACAGCAACATCATTTGTAATATCTAGAGTGTTAGACCCTTCTAATTTAAACTGAGGAAAACGATACAATATTCTCCCCATATGCCCCGGCATGTCAAAAGACGGAACAACATCAATGTTTTTACTTTGAGCATAAGAAATAATGCTATCCATATCTGCTTGAGTATACCATTTATTCGGGCTTTCAGTGCCTCCAAGAACACCAGATAAATCATAAGAAACACCGTCTTCATCTGTTACCGTCATGTTGTCAAGTTCCAACCTAAACCCGCTATCCTCGGAAAAGTGCAACTGAATTTGGTTGAACCCACTTTTTGAAATTTTATCAATAAGCAATTTGACATTTGCTACTGTAAAATATTTTCTTGCGCAATCAAGATGGAAAACCCAATAAGGCGGCTTTACAATGTCCTCCCAATATAAATTAGAAGTAGAAGCGATACCGGGTTTCTCAGATAATTTTTTCTGGATTTCAGCCACGTTTTTGTTTAGTTTATCGTTTTCGCCTGTGTAACTCACAAAATCATTGCAAGTGGCATCTAAGTTTTTAGTAAACATGGGTTTGAATACTAATTGATTAACAGTTTGACCGGCTTTTATTCCTATTGCCAAATACATTGATACCATGGGTTCTTCAAGGTAGAGCGGTTCAGTTCCATTTCCAATGTCTTTCCTGTTTGCTTTTACTTCTCCTTTAACATTTTTAAATGCTGTTTCTAGATAATAGGTTGATTCTCCACCATTTTGAGGACACCCCAAAACCTTATAAATACCGGAATCAACAGATTTTTCAAAATAGTTTACATCGTTCAAGTGAAAAAGAGTGTCTACCGAAGCGGTTCCGTTGACGGTATATGTGCCGTCATTGTTGTTGGTTAATGTCACACCGTTGAGCGTTTTTGACTTAGCGGAGGTGTTAACCATATTGAATATAGTTTGTTTTTTTAATTCATCTATATTTTTTGTAGCTTGAGAAATATTCGTTGCGTTTTTATTTATATTCTCGCTCAATATTGACGAAAAGGACGTACTAGAAACAAACTCCAAAACATTAGCTGTTTCGCTTGTATTTTCGGTTACTCTAGCAATCACAATTTTGAATGGTGTGTTTTTAGGAACAGTGTACTCACCTGTCGTCCAATTTGACATATGGGAATATACACCGTCGCTAAAAAAGAACAGTCTTATTCTGAACCCGTTATTAATAGTCAATTTAAGGTCTCTATCGAATGCAAAAATAGTGTTCGATGACACCCTGTATTTTATTGATTCAGACAATACCCCGTCATACATATCTGCTCTTACAAAACCGCCATACGCTTCTAGTGTAACAACACCATTTTCGGCTAGGTTTTTTAAGTTTTTATTGAGTTTGAGAGTTTGTTTTCTGACTGAATCCCCAGCGCTTTCATATACTACACCGTCATATCCGATTCTTGCGTCTATTAATTCTGCGTCACCAGTGGTGCTACCCTCTGAAAGACTTGTGAAAGCGTCAATTCTTTTTCGCTCAACGTCTAGCGTACTGTCGTCCACCTTTTGTGCCAACTGTGCGGTAACAAATGTCTTATCTGCTTTGTTATTTTTAAGCGTGTCGATATCTGTACGGGATTCATTTACGTCAGAAAGCACCGCTGCGACTTGCTGATTGGTTTGATCAATACGATCATTTACCTTGCTAATATTATATTTATTTACGTCAGAAAGCACCGCTGCGATTTCCTGATTGGTTTGATCAATACGGTCTTCAAGTATAGTTAGATCATTTTGCGCTGAACTAACATTTTCAGAAACAACCTCAACCTTTGCTAGTGCCTCATTTACTGCATCCGTTGCTTCTTGTTTGACTCCATCAAGCAATTGTTTGAAGTCTTCAATGAAGTAGTCAGCTTTATCTTGCGCTAGTCCGTCGATTGCTGAACGTTTCATACGGAAAGTGAAACCTAAGTTATCACTTGTTGATCCGTCTGGATACTCAATGTATACATAAGTTTCCACGACGCCGCTATAGGCTTTCAACGCTTCTGGCAGGATGTATTTTACATGACCGTTTAGAAAGCTCTCTGTAATGAGGTTTTTCGTGATAAAAGGAACAGGTTCTTTTGTCACTGTTCCATCTGCTTCGTCATACACATACATCAACAGACGGAGTGTAGCGCCTAATAAATCTGCCGGCGCGCCGTCCTGTTGTGTGACGTTAAACTCTAGTGCTATTTGGTTATCGTATGATTTAAACACAAGACCCGTTGCTTGCAAACCAAAGTCTTTAGGCTGCGTCGGTACTTTGATAGGTCCTTTTTTAATGATATGTGCCATTATTTCACGCCCTCTATTCTGATGATTTGAATTTCTGCATTTGTGTCTTTGTGATAGTTCATATTTTCAGTGATCGCTACTTGCGCCGAGCGGGCAATTTTATAGCGTGTATCTGTTACACGTTCTAACTTCAGTTCGTACATTTCTAGGCCGCCTGCGTCGTCGTATAAGTTGCTGAACATAATAACCGGGCCTTCCACGTTATTTGCTTCGTACACTTGACCGCCCCAACCTTGAATGTAAATGCGCATGGAACTGTAGTGTTTCATGCTATCTTTCAGGTCGATTGTTGTACCTACGCCATGTTTTTCACCTTTGAATAGTTCGAAGGTCGTTACGACTTTTCGGAAACCCGGGCTGTTATAGCCGTTATCATCGTTATGCGTGCGTGCGACATAGATGTTTCCGCTATAACCATCCGAAGCCCAAATCAATTTACGCTTGTTATGTTCTTGCATGACGCCTAATATCATGATAGCGCCGTCGCCGCAAAAAGTGATTTGTCCATTTTTGTACCATTGGTTAGTGGTGGCATAAAAGCCCGGCGGAACGTCGTACACGTTAGTATACTTCCAGCCTAGTTCATTATCTTTTAAAGCGATGCCACGCGCGTTCATTGCGATTTCTGGCGTACAAAAGCCGGCGTTTAACGGTGTAGCGTCTACGTGCGCTTGTTGCGGTGTGCCGTCGAAATGGATTTCTAATTGTTGCAAAATCCAGTCGATAGCCTCGCGCATTTCTTTCGTTTCTTTTTCCAATATTTAAACCTCCTTAATACGAGAAGTTGCGGTTAGCATAGTGACCTATGCCTTGTACTTTAATCGTACGTTTTGCTGTGTCGATTTGGACGTTGGCGAAGCCCGCTTCGTTCGCTGTGTTGTATTCCTCTTCGGAAGGAAAGGCTTTTGTTCCTACAATGATTTGCGTTGTACCTAAATATTTCACTGTTTCATAGTGCCAATGCCCTGCAAAGATTGCCACGACCGTTCCGCGTCCTTTCGTTGCGAAATTGTATGTCTTTTGCCCTATTGGACTAGGGTTGTGCCCTTGCATAGAATTATAGTCAATTGTTACGCTTGATCCTTGTTTGAAGCCGTCTAGCAAGGTTGCTAGTTTTGTGACGTTTGCCACATCGTTTTCTCTTTCTATCGGTACATGTCCGACGATTACAACGTGATAGCTTCTGTCAAGTTGCTCTAACCATTGTCCGAATGCATGCAATTGGTTTTGCCCCAGTTTTCCATGAGGGAACTCAGCACCGTTGTAATATCCAGAAAACTCGATGAATTTACCATGTGAGTTCGTATCGTCTTCGAAGTCATCGGTATCAATACGATAAATCGCAACTTTTTTACTAGGGAACAACGTAGGCCCAAAGCGTTCGCCGTAAGCTTCCCTAATGTCCGAACCAGTTAACGAATCTTCTCGGGAACGTCCGTCGTTTGCATGCGGGATTTTACCTGTTTCGTGGTTACCACGGCAAAGAATAGCCGGAACTTTCGCGCCTGCTGTTGCTGCACTTGCAAAACGTTTCAACACGTGTAAGTTTTTCGCGCGTCTTTCTTGTTCGGTATAAGGGTAAATGCCTGCTGCCGTCGCTCCACTGTATCCATCGATATTATCCCCGCCGTATACCATCGCGTCCGTAAAGGTTTCTAGCGTTCTAAATTGTCCGACAATGTTCCAACGGCGTTCCATCTTGTCTTTTTGATCAAAGTGATCGGCGAATTGTTGGTGTGAATCGACGTGGATATCCGTCATGAATCCCATGTTAAACTTAGTTTTATCCGCTTGCGCGATCACTGTGTCTAAGTTAGTAGGGCGAACGTAGTTGTACGCTCCTCTGTCGTAGAAAAGTTTGTCTCTTTTGATTGGCACTTGTTCTGCACCTTTAGGAACATTGAATGTTTTATTTTGAATATCGTCTAAGCGAGCGGCTAAACTGTCATAATCTCCTTTGGCTTCATTCAGAATGTTGATAATCGTACCACCTGGATCGATGCTTTCCAGTATTTCACGATTATCTTCTAACCACTGCTCCCAGTCATTTTTGCCCTGATTCATGTAATCTTTGAATTTTCTTAGCAAATCCTCAAAGGTCCACACATAGCCAGAATCACGTAACTGGCTTCTTGATATTCCAGAAATTACTCGATAGGTAAAATCTTGCGTGCTAAATTGTTCACTCCAAGTTCCATCGCCATTGAGTGATCGGAAGCTGAAATGTGCGGTGTTTTCACCACCCCATTGCCAGTCAGGCTCACTTAACGTATAAACAAGCCTTGCTTGTCCTGGACTGTATTCTTGTACTTTTTGTTCAACAGGTTGGTTTTCGCCAAATTTTGTTGTATTAATAAAAAATGGCACTAGGCCATCGAATGTTTTTAGTTTGCCATGTTCCACCACTTCAACAACGAACTTTTGCGTTAAAGCATCCCCTTGCCGAATCCGAACCAAATTTATTCCGTTATTTGGTTCGGTGGTGGATAGGACCATTTTATGTTGCGTTTCTGCCACGACTATCCCTCCTTTAGAAATCGATGTAATCTCTTGCATTATGAAAATGTGCTGCCGATGATGGATAAAACTCATCCATAAATTGAAAATGTAAATGTTCTCCTGTTGACGGTCCAGTAGTGCCCATCAGTCCAATTTGCTGACCAGCAGTTACCTTCTGACCTTTTGAGACGTCTACTCGGCTTTGATGTGCGTAGCCTGTATACATTCCATCAGCGTGTTTAATCACTGTCCAATTTCCATACCAGTCAAAGTAATTTGCATCACCTGCAACAATCACTTCGCCGTCTGCTGATGCAAAAATAGGTGTATTAGGATTTCCATTTACAAGGTCAATACCGTTATGAAATTCTTGCGCGCCTGTAATTGGAGAAGTGCGCCAGCCAAATTCGCTCGTCACTGTGATTGGATCCGCAATTGGTTTTATATACCCTTTCGATGCAGGAATTTCTAAATCTTTGAACTTGTCATACCATTCTTGTGCCCATGTCGTCCGTTCTGGATGTGGATCACGTGGACGTTCAAAGTTAGCCACGAATGCTTGTGCTGCTGTGTTGATATCGGTCAGATTCATGAATTGTGTCCATGTGTAAGGATAAGCGCTAGTTGCGATCCATTGACCATTTGGTGCATGCCATATCAACAATTTGAACTGCGCCGCGATCGTGTCTGGATCATCACTGATGCCAGCCTTTGTCATTAAATTGATCATGTAAACACGTCCGCTAGTTGCGCCAGAAGAATCCGTCCATTGCCATACACCATAACCGAATCCTGGTGCGCCATTGCCCTCATCGGCGGTTGGATTAGCATCTGATTCTCCTTGTGCATTGCCAAGTAAAGCTGCAGCAGCTTGTTTAGTAAAGCCAGCACCTATTGCCATTGCCCAAATCTGCCAATAACGTTTATCCCGATCAGTAGTTACTTCTGGTGGATATTGTCCATTCCAACCGTTATCGTTTCCTCCGGTATTGTTACCACCGTTTGTATCGATTTTAACGCCATTCACATATAATTCTTTGACATCTAGACGGCCATCCATGGTTATATTCCCTTCTGAAAATTTACCATCACCGTAAAGATTATATTTACGCTTATCAGCAGTAACATCTGCTGGAATTTGAAAAACAGGATTTCCTCGATCGCCGCCGTCCCCAGCGTTAATGGAAAAAATATAGTTTGGTTCTTTCCATACAGCAAACCCATTTATTTTTCCGCCTCCATAAGTCGCTACGATGGATCCAAGCGATTCTCCGTGAACATCGTCAAGCCCAGTTGAAATGACCTTTTTTTCAAAAGAAAGTTGTCCTCCTTCTGCCACTAATTGGAAATCTTTATCATCCAATGTCTTTAAAGCTACCCCTTGCACGAGAATACCTGAAAGAATTCCTGCTTTAATAAAATTAGCATTGAAAGTTCCATCCAACGTCCACGCGGTCGTGCTATCGCCATTGTGTACATCTTGGATTGTTTGCCATTCACCTTTTTTACACTGTTTGAAAGATATTCCTGAGTTATTTTGGACCATAAAAAAGCGTGATCTAGGAATGTTAGGTCCATCCATATAAACAGTTTCATAGATTTCTCTACTATCACTAACACCAGATTCAATTCCATTTACCCAATAAATAGAACCGCCATTATCTCCTGCGCCTCGCATAATGTCATCTTGATATTTTCCAATCTCTGTTGATTCGTAAAATGTCATTTTGCTAGATTCTAAACTATTAATATTATTGACAATAGAAGCCGTTTGTTTTCTAACATCTTGTGTTAAATTATCCCCTAGTTCGATATTCGTTTGACCGGTAAGCCGATTGAATGTAGTTTTATAAATACGAGTTTTATAGTGATAACCTTTATCGTATCTGTGAATAGTCACTGTATTTCCTATCACATCTCCTCCAGTGACTTCAGCTTTGAATTGTACTAACGGTCTAGCAGAATCGATTAAGGTTGAATAAGTATTTTTAAGTAATTCTGTTGGATCATCTATATTATCAAACACTACTACGGTTTCTCGTTTTCTCATTGATCCATCTTTTTGTGGTATCCCATACTTTTGAGTTGCTTCCGGATCTTCAAGCCAATTTTGGCCTTTAGGCTTATCTAAAGGATCACCATTCGACTTTTTCCATTCAACATCAGTGAATTCAATTCTTCTACCGTATCCGTCACCAACCTCTTCGCCTCGCCCACGACCTATCATTGAAGTTGAGATTGAGCTTCTATCTATCTCTCTTACAACTGTTAATGCTTTACTACCATATACAAAACGTGTATTCGATTCTTCACCAATTTGTTCATATACTTCGATCCATTTATCCTTTATTCCATCAGAATTCAAAGAACACCTAAAGACAAATTCCATGCCTAAGGTTTGCAATTCTTTCAACGCTTCTTTTACAGAGACATAGTAAAAAGTTGCAGTTACTGCTGGTAACATTGCTTCTACGTGACCAACGCGCCAATTTCCTTCAGTAAATTCAATCAATCGATCAAGGACATTTTTTAAGGGCTGCCCACTCGGTCTAATATCTTTGATGATGTAAGCATCTAATTCATTTGTTGCAAATCCTAACCCTGTAAACTCTAATGTTTCAGATGGGTCGCTAACTTTAGTAATTCGATACAACGAAAAAGACGACTCGTTTTCACGAATCGCCATATATCTTGCATCTTCTATTTCTTTATCATATTTTGTCGTAACGTAAAGAGTATCTTTCATTAGATCGCTCTTATCAGAACTAATTTCTTTTTCTTGGGAGACTTCAATCAAACTTCTTGTATTTTTTCTTTTAATAAGTTTTTGCAAGTGATCAAAGAAATAAACTGTCTCACTCAAATTGTCGCCCCCCTATAGAATATTTTAAGCTTCCCATTATTGCTAGTTATCTTCTGACCTTGCTTAAGATAAAAGTTCTCAAAATCACTTTCTAAATCAATCATAGAAGTACAATCTTCTCCGTTTACAGTTACCTGCTCATCGGAAAAATCAAAAACCAACACGTCTCCTGTTTTTATTGCCGCATCAGTTATCGTGATATTTTGTTCTCCGTTTGTAATTTTGATTGAATTATTCATGGATAAAGTAACTTCAATTTTTCTTGGTGTTATAGGAAACTGTATCGGATTTCCAATATAGCCATCACTAACACACTCTTTCGTATACTTTAGTGGATCCGCACAGAATACATTAAAACTCGAAATAATCGAGTTGGAGTCTCCTGGAACCGTATCAGTTGATGTATAGCGACCGTAGTAATAATAATCTAATTCATCATGAAACCTAATTTCCACGTCTTCATTCCGGTATAAATAATTCAACAGTTCTTTGAATTTAAACTGTAGTTTTTCTGGATCTCTATCTTCCAGCTTATATGTTATTTTTAATGATCTTGAAGGTATTTTCTGATTTGTAATGATTGAACCAATTTGTATCTCTTGCTGTTCAACTTCTACAGAAAGCATTTCTCTACCTTCCACCGTAAGTGTTTGATAACCCTCAATCAAATCTTCTAAATACATTCCATCGTACATCATGGCAGACGTCGGAAGGAATCGTTTAGAACTAGTGAGATTAATGGTTGTATCTTTGAATGAGTACATTTTATTTTCTCGTTGATCCAAAATATTCCCTCCTAAAATTCCAGATTAATATCTGCACCTTCGCCCATAGCTTGTGAAATATCGTCTACAAACAATCTAAATGATTGTCTTCCAAGGTTGAATTTAAATACAGCTGGTTTAGTAGAGCCGCCCATATTTACTTTATGTTCAACTTGTGCACCAATGTTTTTATTTGCATTTTTCAGATTTGCAGCTATATCTACATCATGATTTGCATTGAAAAGTTCCGCGATAAAGTCTGCCATACTTCCAACAGTATTCTGTACCTCATTGAATCCTCCTGTCAGTCCTTTATTCAGACCGTTCATAATAGCCTGACCAGCTGGAATCAATAGCTTTCTATCGTATTGGATAGGTCCTTTGTGTTCACGAATCCAATCACCAATACCTCCAACAAAATCTTGCACAGATTTCCATGCATTTTGTAACCCTTCTAGAAAACTATCCATGATAGCTTTTCCGGCTGCTAGTAAATCGATATTTTTCAAGTTATCAAACCAGCCAGTTACTCTATCAACCGTGTCACTAACAGCATTTACTAAATTATCCCATGCCTCTTGAGCACCATTTACTAAATTGTTGAAAGTATCTATAGTACCTTGTTTTAGGTTTTCCCATCCCTGAATGATGTTATCTTTGGTTCCAGTAATTAAATCACCAATCCAAGATTTGAATGAAGTCCAAATGTCTTTAGCACCTTGAACTGTATTGTTGAATAAATCTATCGTTCCTTGCTTTAAGCTGTTCCAACTTTTTATAAGAGTTTGCACGATATTATTAACCGTTTGGAAAAACCATTGTTTTAGATTATTCCAAAGTTCAATTGCACCATATTTTGTATCAATCCAAGTTTGAATTATGGAGAATTTTAGATTTATCCACATTTGAATTGCACTGTATTTAATATCAATCCATAAATTAGTAAAAAATAGTTTCAAATCAATCCAAATCATAGTCGCTTGATAAACTACTTCATTCCAAATATTAGAAATACTTTGTATGAATCCAGTCCATAAACTAACGGCACTATTTACTATTGCACCGATATATTCCGTAAATATATTTTTTACAGATGTCCAAATATTTACCACTGATTGGACAAGTGTGTTCCAGATTAGATCTAAATCCTCTTTCATTTGTTCGAAGTCACCAGTAATTAAATCTATAATAAACAGTAGTGGCGCAGCTATTAAAGACTTAATGATTTCCCAAGCATTTACTATTATGTTTTTAACCTCAGCAAATATACTTGTTATTGCTTTCACTATATTAGAGAACACATCTGAAAAGCTACTTACAAATGGACCAATATATTTTAGTATAAAATCAAAACCAGATTTGATTTTACTTGTAATTGTTTTCCATGCAGTAGATATAGTATTTTTAAACCCTTCCCATTTTTCACCAGCACTTGAAACTAAATCATCAATAACTGATATGACACCTTCTTTTAAACTATTCCAAATCTCTGAAGCAGAGTTTGCAATACTTGACCATAAATTTGAAAAGAACTCTTTTGTTCCAGTCCATTTGTTTTTAATCCAATCTGCCGCTTTCCCAGGGGCTTCTTGAACTGTAGTCCAAACATTGTCTGCGCCTTCTTTAATGGACTTCCATAAATTGTTAAACCATTCTCCTGTAGATTTCCATGCATTCTGAATCCATTCTACTGCCGAGCTTACAGCAGACTTGATTCCCTCCCATAAGCCAATCCAAAAGTTTCTAAAATCTTCACTCGTATTCCAAAGATAGATGAAACCTACAACAAGTAGTGCTACCGCAGCTATAACCAATCCGACTGGACTGGTAAGAAAACCTATGGCGGAACCTAATTTCTTGAACAAAGAGATTCCGTTACCTAATACACCTAACCCCACTTTCATGGTTTGAAACGCTTTAACCAGCATTCCTAATGCATACAATACTGGCCCAATTGCAATAGCGATTGCTCCTATGGCCACTACTAATCTTTGAGTCGATTCTGGAGCACTTACAAATTTTTCTACTAAGCCGGATATGGCATCTGCTACTTTTTTGATGGATGGTGCTAGAATCTTTTGAATTACAATAGCTGCTGACTCAAAAGCTCCAAACATTTGCTCGATGGAAGAATTCATATTATCTTGCATGGTCCGAGCCATATCGTCAGCTGCACCATCAGAATCTTTCAGAGATTTTGTTAATTTGCCCAATGAATCAGGTCCTTTATCAATCAAAGCCATCATCCCTGATAATGATTCTTGCCCATATAGTGTTACTAAAGCATTTTGTTGTTGTTCAGGCGTCAGGCCTTCAAAAGCTTTTTTAAGTAATTCTACTTGAGTTTTTAAAGGTTTCATTTTACCGTCAGCATCATAAAACGAAACACCTAAATTATCCATTGTATCTTGCATAGCCTTTGTTGGCCTTGCTAACCTAGACAATGCTCCTCGCAACGTTGTACCTGCTTGAGAACCCTTAATGCCTGCGTCACTCATAATACCAATAGCTGCTGCAGTTTCTTCCAAAGAAATCCCCATTGAATTAGCTACAGGAGCAACATACTTCAATGCTTCTCCCATGTCTCCAACTTCCGCATTGGTGTCCGCAGCAGCACGAGCAAAGACATCAGCGACATGTCCTGCTTCACTTGCTTCTAACCCAAATCCTCTCAAAGCAGTAGCAGTATTTTCAGAAGCTAGAGCCACATCCCCTCCAGATACAGCTGCTAAGTCTAAAAGACCCGGCATTGCTTTCATGATTTCTTGTGCGCTAAATCCAGCAGAAGCAAGATTTTCCATGCCGGCAGCCGATTCTTTTGCGCTAAAAGCAGTTTTTGCTCCTAGATCAATCGCTTGCTGTTTCATCTGTTCAAATGTGTCGCCTGTTGCTCCTGATATAGCTTTTACACGACTCATTTGTTCTTCGAAGTCGCCACCAACTTTAGCAGCTGCTACGCCTACTCCTATAAGAGGAGTGGTAATATACTTTGTCATTGCGGCACCAGTACCTTGCATCACTTTACCTACAGCGGTTGTCATACTATTTGATTTCTCTTCAAAAGTCTTAACAGCATCTTGCGCATCTTTAAAAGTCTTTACAAATCCACTATCTGTGGCTTTTAATAAGGCTTCAACAGAAAATTGTTCCATGATTTTCCTCCTTTCCTCAAGAGTTAGCTTTAGTTAGTAAGCTTTGGAATTTTTTATCTTGTTTTGAAAGTTCGGAAACTCCCATGATTGAATCTTCGATTTTTTGATAATTGAAGAATTCTTCAAAGGATCGATATACAGGAACTGTCTTTTTGCCTACTTTTTTCTCCGCTTGGACTTGCTGATTTGCCCACGCTAATTCGTGAATCAACTTTTCTTTGTCAAGCCAAGATAACTGGGCTGCAGTCATACGAATGTTGTATTCATATAACGTCATTCTTTCGATATCTGAGATATTGGTCATTCCCAAATATCGAAAAGAATTGATAAGAATTTGTTCGTATGCCAGTGCAGAATCTATTCCGCTTGTTGTTTTTCCGCTTCTTTCAATTTCTGATTCAGGTTTCGGACCGCTAACTTTCCCGCGTTCGACTCCGCCAATTCTTTTAGGACTTCATCAAACAATTTTTCGATGTCTTTAACTTCATCGATGTAATCATCCATTTCATCCAACGTAATAGTTTCTTCTTCTGTTCTATTTGCTATTTCTAAGACTCGTGACAACGTGTTGACATTATAAGAACGTAATTCCGGTAAGACTTTTGCTGAGAGTCCCATTCCGAATTCCATATTTCCATCGATGAAAGGCATCACTTTGTCTAATTCACGTACAAATTTAGTGCCAAATTTAAACGAATATTCTTTACCTTTAATTTTTAATTTCAATGTTTTTCATCCTCCTAAAATAAAAAAGAGAGCATCTAAGCCCTCTTATGCTCCTGTCGAAGTTGCTTTCACGGTATCTTTGAATGCATATTGAACAACATCGGCTTGATCTTCTGTCAAGGTTGCATAACCATCTTGACCAACACCATTTACTGCAAATGATAAACTTAATTCAACGTTATCCTCTGCAGCAGCCGATGGAGTAAATTCAGACACATATGCTTGGTAATAAGTAGCTTTGTACTTATTTGCATTATCATCTGTTCCCTGTTCTGCTTTGTTGATTTCCCAAATTTCAATGATATCGCCATTTAATAAGGCTTGTTTCATTTCATCTACATGAGAATCTCCTTTAGCAACTATTGAAGTAGCCGAAAAATCATATTCAACTGGACTTAAACTTTGAACGTTTCCGTCTTTTGTCACTGTAGAGTCTGAATCTCTTGATAAACCATTTTCGTGTTCTGTTTGAAATGCCATTTTCCAAGCAGCTTCCTGAGTTTCTTTTTTCAATAAGCGATAAAGCAAAATGACATCAATACCTTTTAATGCTTCCATGTTCTTCCTCCTATCTAATTCTAAATTCAAGTGTGACAACCGCTCGTTTTAGGGGCGTATTGGTTGTTGTGTCGTCCATCACTTGAATTCCACTTGCTTGATAATTTAAAGCCCAATAATAGCCTTCTGTGGCTTCTATCAATCTAGCTTCATTAAAAAGAGCAGATGCCATATCTGACACCTGCTTTCGTTTCTTCTGTAATCCCCAGACGGATAAAACTACAATCACAGACCTTTTAATGTCAGTTTTATTTACTTCATGGATGGTTTGAGTGTTCTCAAATTCCACAAAAGGATAACCAACATTATCTAAAGGCTTATAATCATATGTTTTGTATCCTAGTTTTTCTTGGGATATTTTAAAAAGTTCATCAAAAATCGACTGATCTCTTGTCTTAATCATCATTTCACCAAGGCTTTCATTTCAGCCATAAATTTGACTTTTTGATAATTAAAAGCTGGTCTAACATAAGGCTGGGCCGACATAAAGCGAGTTCCATATTCTACATAAGGAGCATAGTCTGCTGTCGGTCCTACAATACCAGTTAAACCAGCTTCTAAAAGATTCATGTTTATTGATCTTCGTAAGTAACCTGTATCCACTGGCGCACCTTTTTGCATTCGTTCAGTCATTTCAGCAGTATTACTTTTCACGACTTTTTGAACGTCATTAAGCGTTGCTGCTTTTTTCAGATGTCGCATCAGCTGATCGATTCCTTTATATTCAAGTTGTGCCTTCATCAGGAACCACCTCTTGCACAATTAAACTATTTCTATATGCTGGATTTCTAGCTGTTTTTTGTTGCCAAGTCTTTCCTTCAATCTCGATATAGTCAAATGTAGGGATAGAAAAAAGAGGCTGCGTCCTAATGACCTTCACCCCTTCTTCCACACTACCAAAAATAGTCACACTTCTATCAGTGCCAATATCTGTCACGTTTGCCTCTGTTCTTGTTCTTTCTGGTTTTCCTTCAACCCACTCACCGAGATCTGGATCATATTTAGAGTCAGATGAACGTTTAACAAATATAATTTCATCTGTAAATCTCATATAAATTTAAACCTCCCTCGCTTTGGCTTGTACAACTCTTCCTGATCTTTACGCTTAAATTCGTCAATCTCATTTTGATACTCTGAAAAATCCGAATCAGGAAAAGCCATAGATAAACCTTCTTGAGAATATGACTGCATACCTTCTTGACCAATTCTATTGAATCTTTTCAACGATACTTCATATACAACTGTTTCAAATTCTTTAGGAACTTCTTGCGTATTTAACAAGGTTTTCATACGCTCATTCGTTCTTCGCTCAATAACTTCAAGCTTTTCATCTATTGTTCCTTTAAGAAGTTTTTTAATATCATCTGCAATCATCATATTTTTACTTCCTAACTAGCAGGTTGACCTGTCACATTGATTGAAGTAGTGAATTCTCCAGAAGTAAATGTGAATGTTGCTGACCCTTCTGCTGCAATCGTTCCATCAAAACCACCATTTTCATTTTTGGTCACTGTTGCGATAGCTCCATCACTTGAAGTTGCCGTAGTAGCTGCAACAACAGCAGCTGCATCTCTAGCATCTGCAGGCACAGCTGAAATAGTAAATGTTTTAGTATCGCCTACTTTACCGGTCCATGTCTTTTGATTTGGCACAATACCGGTAGCAGGCGTTACGCTTTTGGGGAAATCTTCCCAAATGCTTCATCTTTTACAATCATAAATCCAACATCCATTGTTGCACGCAAAGCAATCAGTTCTTGCTCAAACAAGTTAACTGGGGTTCCATCTTCATTAGTTAAAGTAGACAATTGGGCTTCTTCAGAAATCTTAAATGAAATATTATATGGGATTCCATAAAACATGTAATTAAAGTCTCCAGCGTAAAGAGTTCCTTTATCTAAAGACTTAAGGTCTACTACTGGTAATCCGTCAATTGTATTAGCAGAGCGATCATAAATAAACTCAACATTTGACCCTACTGTTTGAGCTGCAGAACGTAATTCTGTACGATTTTTTCGGTTTGAAATAAACGCATTAGGTTCAAATTCATTTTCTGCTAATTTGTCTTCTAAGGCTAGGATATTATCATAAGTCAATCCGCCTTCAACCACATTCCCCGCACTAATAACTGATCCGTCTAGTGACTGAGGAAATGGGTTTTCTTTATTTAATAAGGCAGCTGCATCAAATTTTTTATAGAAAGCTTCAGCAATTTTTGGCTGCATCTCCTCAAAGAAATCTGATAATTTATAATTTAAATATTCACGAGAAACCGGAAGAATGACACCGAGTTTTTTTGCAGTCATCGTAGCTTGCATCCATTTAGGTTTAGACGTTTTAATTTTTTCACCTTCACCCACCCAGTATGCGCCTGGTCCTTCTGCAAAGTATTCAAATTTCTTTTCTTTGTCAGTCATTTCTTCGTATTTTGCTAACTGCATGATCTTAGAGTTTTCCATAACTTCACTCAAAATGAGCGTATTATATTTATCAGGAATTTTTCCCTCTTTCGTTTCATATACCATAACATTATCTGGATCCCATGTTTGAGCAAACATTTGCAAGTTCATAGGTAAAAGTTGTTTCTTTTTCATTAAGTTTTCCTCCTATTTGATAATTCGATTTTTAGCAGCTAGTTTAGCTACGGTTTCTTTAGTATTTTTCGATGCTGTAAATTGCCCACCTTCATTTGGTGGTGTTTGTCTTGCGTTTTCTTTCTTAATCAAAGAGGCAAAGTTAGTGATGACTGCTACAGCTTGTTTTGTGGCATCTGCATCATCAGAAACAATCAGACCAAGTAAATCATCATCGTGTGGTAAATTTGCATCTGTCAGCATTTTAGAAGCTTCTTTCGTCATTTCAGATAGTGCCTGTCCACGCTTTAATTCAGCGATTTCAGCTTCTTTTTGTTCCAACTCATGCTGTAGTTTTTCTTCCGCATTCATTTTTGCCAGCTTTTTAGCTTCTTCTTTTTTTGCTTCTAGTTCTTTTTCCCACGCTGCTTTTGCTTTATTCGTCTCAGCAGCGATCATTTTCGCTACTTCATCACGAGAAAATGTTTTGCCAGTATTGTTTTCTTCTTTTGCTTCGGGCGGTGTCTCTTGTGAGCCAGCTGGTAGGTTTCCTTGTTGTCCCTCATCACCAGATCCACCATCTCCTGATTCAGAAAAAAATTGTAAGTTCATTGGCATAAATAAACGTTTTTTCATGATTAATCCTCCACGGTTACGCCGCTACCCGATAAATTTGACCAGTTACGCCGGTCAGCCGAAAATAGCTTTCTCTTTAACGCCTGTAAGCTGTAAGAAGGCACAATAAAAAGCCGTTAATTTGTATTAACGGCTTGATATTCGTTCTATATAAGGTGCTGTACTGCATCGACAAAATGGATGCATATTAGGAGCGTTACTTCCTGGCTGCATATCGGCAACATCAAAAACTTGATTATTTAACGGTATACATAGTTTGCACGCCGTTGGTTCTGTTATATAGATGTACTGGGTAATGCCTGCATCTCTATAACTTCGTTCTTGAATCCCTACCTGAACTCTAGTCGTTTCAGTCACCATCAAACGTTGAGTGTTGAACTTAGTGTTTTCTCGTCCTTCAGCTGTTAAATATTCTGCCAATTTAGATGCAAGTTGCTTGGGATTTTTCCCCATCGTTATACTTCTGACTAACAACCTATCTAATTCTGATTTCAATTCAGATTGATACATCCATAAGCGATCACTAAAAGACACGTCATCACTCAAAAAGGAGCTGTTTATTACTAGTTCTATCAGCTTTGCATATCCACTTGAAGCAATAGTCATTTCTAAAATACCGGCTTGTCTCTTCAATTCAGCTAAACCAGCTTTTGTTAATTCATTCGAAAAGTACTTATCCAATTCATTAAACAGTGAAATCAATTCAAGCCCGATATTAGCTTTTAAGAGCTCTAATCTATTTACACGCATCGTAAGATTGTATAGCTTTAATTCTTGGTTTGCTGTAGGAGAAAAATCTTTCTCTTTGACATACTTCTTTGCTTTGCGAGCGAATGCTTTGACATCCATTTCACTAGCACGCTTCATCGCTTCGCTACGAGTGATTTTCTGACCATTGGAGAAACTGTCCCACTGCGCGTCTATTTCTTTTTGTATCGCATCTTGTGCGTATTGCATGCGACTTTTAATTTCTGCCATGCGCTTTTTATCATCTTTAATTTGTTGCTTTTGCCATTCTTTTTCCCGTTTGATCCAATATTCTTGGGAGTTCATTTAATCACTCCCCTGTTTCATCTTTTTTGTTGTTAATTACTTCTTCACCATCTGAATCAAAAATGCCAATCTGCTTTTGCGTTTCTTTATTTACTCGTTTCAACTCTGCCTGTACATCTGGAACAAAAGAAGCGAGTCCTAAGATCGTCTCTTGACTGAGTTCAGCTCCAGCATCAACCAAAGATTTCAGCTCTTCCAGAATGGCTTTAGGTAGATTAGGTGTAAATATTACTCGTAAGCCTTTCAAATCGGAGTTATCCATTTCAGCAATACTTGATTTTAGGCTAAATAAAAGACGGTAACGCCGCATAAGGCCTTTTTTGAATAGCCTTTGCTTTGTTGCCGTCATTTGTTCAAATCCAAATAATTTATATTTCATTGCTTCTCCCGATTGCACTCCGGAAAAATTGTCATCAGTAAGATCAGGAACCATGGATATTTCGTGGATATCCTTGCGTACTCTGTCTTTGTATGCTTCTACACCGTTCACATCATATTGTTTGTAAATATATCCTGCAGTCACACTTGTTTTATTACCGTTCACATCAGTTCCAGACTCAAGCAAAAGCATATTCGCTTCTTTCTGCTTGATAGCGTCCTCTGCGGATAGTCCTGATGCTTCAATATCACCACTAATAACTAGGAGAGCATCGTTTAAATCAGTCATATAGTTGGCTGTATCAGACTGTCCTGCATCATATAGATCAATCAAGGATAGCACATCTTCATACAAGCCCATTCGGAAACGATTAGGAGAATACTCTGTAATAGGTACCTCTTTATATTCATGCGGTTCATCTTGAGGATTCTTTAACTCAATTGCTGTTAGTGTCGTCTCATCATAAGTGATACTTTTTTCTTTTGTATATACGATTGGTTGAATGTACTGTTTATCAGCATCCTTGTTGAATCTTGTCTTAGGATACCGTACAGCCAAAATAGGCTCTCGCTTTACTGTAGTATCATATACAACAAACGTTTCAAATACATTAGCCAAATCAACATAATCTGTATCATCTGAATCGCGATAGATAATCTCATAGGCTCTCCCATACTTATCCATATCAAGCCAGAGTTCAGCATTTAACCCATCTATGTCATTATTAGTATTAAACTCTTCGATTTCTTTTTGTTGATTTGTGTCCTCGATTTGCACTTTTATAGGATTGCCTGTGTTGTACCCAACATCAAACGTACAAAGAACTTTTCCAAAGTTATGTGCTGATCGATGATCCGCTTTTTCCTTTTCTCTACGTCTACGGTTATCCATGATATTTGTATTTCTAGCTTTGTAATAATCATCTAATACACTAAGCCGCTTTACCTGATATTCATGATGATGTTTTATCATTGCTGCTAAAGTATCTGAATCGTTTAGTAAATCTTCTGCTGAGCTAAATCTATAGTGAAGATTGGAATCTACGCTAAACTTTACATAATTTGTGTTCACGTCGTTAGAATAATGTATATCAGCACCGTATTCAAATTCGTTTACCTTATCCATTTCTCACACTCCTTAAAACATTCTTCTGATTTTGTTCCGCTGCTCTTTAGTAACGGTTGATTTCTTTTTGGCCCACATGTCTTCGTTGAAGGCGTATCTTGTCGCATCAATCGTATGGTTATCTTTATCCTCTAACCTTGGCTTAGGATTTCCATCACGATCTGTTTGATAGTCGATGTTCTCGAATTCCTTAGCAATATTCGGAGTGCGTAGTGGATCAATACAAATAAAAGCCAAATCATCTAGCCACTGTTCACCGTACTCAACAGAATCAGGTCCTTTTTTCACGCCTTTTATTCCTTTCATGCCATGTTCATTAACTAATTCAGCATTACTCTTTGGCTCTGCGCTATCTGAAAATATCTCCTCATTTTGGTAACCTTTAGATTTAGCTTTGTTTGCAAATTCTCTATTGCTGATCTTCACGCCGTAAATTTCATCGATTGCATAAATACCGTTTTTCTTTTTGTCATAATGCCATCTGACGAACGCTAAAGGATCCGTTGCATATCCATAGTCCAAACCGTTGCGGATGTTATCAAAGTTAGAGATCATTTCATCTGTAATAGACCCTTTCTTAACTTGTAGATTATCAAAAGGTACAACTCCTGACCCCACAGCTTTACCATCATATTCCCACTCAGCCCTTCTTGGATTCCTTGCTCTAGTTGCCTCAACTTCTTTCAGAAATTCCTTAGAGATGAATGGATTATCCCGATAGGTCGAGTGATGAATAAAAGTGTTGTCTGGTTGAAAAGAAGTCTCATATTTTTTATTTACCCAAGATTGTTTTCTCTTAGGTGGATTGTAGCTGTAAAAAAACTTATAAAAAAGACCATCATCTAATTCTCCACGTAAAAGGGAGTTCGTGATAGTCGTGACTTCATCTTCTGTTTTAAATTCTGCTAATTCTTCAATCCAACCTATAGCAAATGGAAACTTGCTATCTTTTAAAGACTTGATTCGTTCTGGGTTTTGAGCACCACGAAATATCATATAATTCCCTCTTGGAAGATAAGTAATTTTAAGTGGTGACTTATTAAACTTAAATAGGCGCGATACTCCCTGCTTCTCAATTGCCCATTTCATTTGTTCGTAAATAGATTGCTCAAGTGTATTATCAACATAACGTATACCTACAGCATTCACTGCATATCTCATAAGTAACTGAGTAACGATGTGCGCTATATCTGATGATTTTCCTGAACCCCGGCCACCTTTACAAACTATATTAAGAATATCTTGATTTAAAGTTGCTCTCCATACTGAATGAAACTTCGGCGGAAGAAATTCAGATAGTTTTTTAGCCATCATCATCACTACTTATATCATCAATGAAAGTAGGTATTTCAGAAATTTCAACTTTCTGCTTATCTACAAATGCTGCGTTTATTTTATAATAATGCTCAAGTGCTTGGTTACGTTCTTTGAAACCTGCTGAATATTCACTCACTTCACGCTCTATGATTTCGTTTGTATAAGGATCTCTCTTAACAACTTCAAAGCGTTGTGGTTCTCCTTTTGCAATAGAAGCAGTAATAGCCAAAGCTTCTTCCATTGTTAAATGCCTCTTAGTTTGAACTTCTTTTAGCTTCTCTTGAATGTAGTCGGATACTTTTCCACCTTTTTCCACCAATTTTTCTTGTGCGTTCTTAGCGTAGTTTTCTTTATAGCCAGCTTTCAGCGCTGACTGATAAGCATTGCCTGTGATGATGTACTCATCAGCAAAGGCTTGTTGCTTAGGATTCAACTTACTCATTTTCCATCACCACCTTTGTTATATGTTAATGATATTTTTTTATATTTGTCTGTATGTTCTGCTCACTAAAATATCCATGGCCACAGTAACGAAGATTGTACTTATCAACCTCTTTCGGTGTAGCTTCTCTGGTCATTTCAACAATGGAGTATTTCTTTTTAATCTGGACTGATTGGACAACTCTAATTGGATCATCTGCGTTTGGTTGCGGATATTTATTTGATAATGATACATACCAGTAGTTTCTCATTATGCAGCCTCCTTTACGCAAAATAAAAAGACCACTCAAAGAGTGATCTCATATGTAATAGCAACCTACACACAGACAAGTCTAATACTTCCTGCGCCTACCCACTTCCTCAATACCTCGGTTGCTAATTGACAGGTGTGTGTCAGTTGAGGTTCCCAGCTCTGACACTAAACCCAACGATAGGACATCTCTGTCAGATATAGTCCGTTTGAGTCGCTTTGCAGTATCAACTTTCCTGTCAATAGTTGTTATGCACCAGATATTGTGGGCGCTTATGTCCCAATATATAATAGTAACTTGCACCAAAGTTGGAATTGAACCAACAGCCCGCCCTAATAGGTTCTACCACGGACCTCACCCAGATTTAGAGATTTGAACTCTACGACACATCAGGTATTTATGTCTACCAAGTGCAAGCTACTTAAGTCACTGGCAATGAATCGAACATTGCATAGTTACCGAAGCATTGACCTAGCACACATGCTTAGCGTCTACCCTTTCCGCCACAGTGACACTATAAAATTATTCTTGGCTGCTACTATTTTTTATTTTGTCCATTTTTAAATCCAATCATATAGACATTAAGACAGAGCGCAAAAATTGAAATTATTAACGCCGTCATTTCTCTTTACCCACCTTTTTTAATTATTTAATTAAGTTATATTTTTCTGATACTTGGTTTGATTTCATGAGTGCAGCTGCTAAAAATATACTGCTAAGAAACTTGGATTTTAAAATTAGCAATTTCATCTAAAGTTTCTTGTAACTGTTCGACTTGGTCATTAGCCTTGTTGAGCAGTTCTTTTAGTTCAGTCAAATCTAATTTGACAGTTGCTTTGATTTCTTTATCCATTCGTTTTTCCTCCGATGCATAAATTTAATAGACAGCAACGGATGATAGATAATAAGAACAATTTAGAAGGAGTTAAAATTCACATCCTTATTCTTAATATTTCCGCTGCTGTCTATCGAAGCTTAATTAAACGATGAGGGAGATTTCCTCCCTTACATTTTATTTTGTCGAAGTCCTGTTTCCTAATCTTTCGACACTACCATAATATCACGTTAAAACACTCAAAAACCCTACACTATCCCTACAAAAACCCTACAAAATCAACGATACTGAACTAACACGCCTTTTTTGTATGCTTCAGCAAATTCGATCAGCGCGATAGATTTCAGCTTCTCTACATTCTTCTCTCCGTATCCTCGTATCAATTGCCCTATTTCATAATTAGAGTGCTTGTTGACGTCACAGAAGCTGTAGTAGAGTATCTGACGACTAATCAGACTAAGAGCCATCAAGGCTGCTAAAATCGCGTCTCTCTCCGCTTCTATATCCATCATCTGAATGATCGCGTCTTCTGCCTTATTGCCGTGCTTCGGTGCCTTCGGCATATCCGTAATAATCGGCGACTTAATATCTATCAAAGAGCGACCTGCCATCCGCTCCAAACGCCGAAAGTTCTTCAGCACATCTCTCGCATTACATCTTGTCTGTTTGAAATCTACCTCTCGTAACAATTGCATCAAGTCAAACCGCTCCTTTATGTGATATAATAAACTTGTCGGATTTATTACATCAGTCGGAGCGATCCGGCTTTTTTATTTGCCGAGTTACACTTCTCGACTTACATAGCTCACAACAGCTGCATAGTAATTTGCATAACCTCTCTTAGAAGTTGCTAAAGATATATGCTGAATCCCATTGTTTTTCGCAAAATCGTTTAATTCTTTTTCTAATTTATAACGAGTGTCCTCTTCAAAGATTTTAAATTTCATTGTTTATAACCTCCATATCCACCAATCTCACCACTGCTAAATTCTCTTTACTTTTCGCTAACCACTTGTCACATTTCATCGTGTTTTCAATACGAATGATTGCTGAGTGATTATAGAGATGCTCTACATATCCACGAAACGGATAGATGAACTCCTCTGCTTCGCAGCGAACCATGTCACCGACTTTGACTTTTGGTTTCTTACGTGTTTTAGGGTTCTTTGTCGGCATATCTAGCATTAAACCACCGATACCGTGACTGCTAGCGTAAAATCCGTCTTTTAGTTTCATTCCGCTTCCTCCTCATTGATCTCTATCTCGACATCTCTGCCTTCTAAAATCTGTTTGGTATCAATACCTTTTGTGGTCAATGCCAAACCACCATCTTTTCGTTCAGCAACAATACTAATTGCAATTGCCTTTGTTCCGTCTGGTATATGGAGCATTAGATGTCTGCTCATCCTTCCGCCACCTCTTTCATTTCCAAATAAATTTGCCACACTTCTTCTGGATTCGAAGACATCCATGAAGAAGCATCAAAATACTCACCAGTCGCAAAATATCCATCTTCGAATGCAATCTCAAAAAATCTGATCATGTTCATAACATTCTGCTTTTCGCTATCAGTGGCGACCCAATACATTGAACGTTCACCGCTATCTATATGAATCTTTATTAATTCTCTAACCTTAACGAGTTTTCTTTCTAGCAGAAAACCATCGATCAAAGTTTTTATTTTTTTGATCATCCGATTGAACCTACACTTTCTCGACTGGCACAGCAAACGGCCAGTAGTTTTCATCTGCTGATTTAATCGTAAGTTCATCTAATTTTGCGACAAAACCTTTTCTAGGTTCTTTTGTAGGAAATATTCTAGTTTCATCACTTGTGATCTCATAATGTAGATACACATACTCTGTTTTAAGCCCCGCTGCCTCTTCATCCCAAACTTCATATGGTAGTCTCACATAATACAACGGCTCTTTCTCGACCTCGTAGCCGTCTATCCAAGCACGAGCAAACGTTTCTTGATTATCTTCAATCCATCTATCAGCCTTGCTATACTCAACACCGTAGAGGTTCCACGGCTTGAATGAAATAGCTAGACTATCGCCTTTCTTTTTAGCGTATTCTATCCATTCCGCCACAAACTTCGGCACCACTGGTTTCTGATGTTCACCAGTCTTACCAAATACAGCATTATCTAAAGTGTTTCTCAAGCTTTGTGCCGATTCAGGATAAGCCTCAGCTACCTTATTCCAAGCTTGTTCGTCTGTAATTTTTGATTCATTTAGTCTTTTCACCAACTTTAAAGATACTTCATAAGCGCCGTACCTTCCTTGACCATGCTCATCCATAACGTTCTCATAACTCTTTACATATTTAGCTAATTCATCAATCAATTCCTGTTTATTCATCGCTGTTCCTCCTAAAAAATTAACTGCCAAAGCAATATAATCACTTTCAATGATACAAATCCCACCAGTGCAATAATTACAGATATAAACGCACAGTTTATGAAACAGCCAACTAAGACGCTTGCTTCTTCTAACCAGTCTTTCATTACTGTTCCTCCAATAACTCGCTATTCTCGTATATATTTCCGATGACTTCGTACATGTATTCTTCAAACAGCTCTGTGTTAAAAATTCGATACTCTAAATCTTCATCAACAGTGGCACACACTAATCCCGAATGTCCTATTGAATTTTTGACAACACAAACTTTATTATCTAAGTAATCGAATCCGTTTTGTACGCTGACTAATACTACATCCCATTCAAATATTTCTACGCCATTCTTATCTTTCAGCCCTGTGGACTGCATGAGTTCGTACTTGTCAATCATTCCCCACATGCCGCCGCCTAAATTTACAAGCGGAGCAATAAAGCCTGTTTCATCGTCTATTGTCCAATCCACATTTTTATCATTATGCGGATAGTACATTTCATTTTCTTCTTTTGAATATGCTCTAAACTTCGGTATCATTTGCTGTCCTCCAAATCACTCGACTTCACGAATACACCATCTACCATTTGGCCTGTTCGTCCTTTGATTTCGTTGTACGCTATTTCTAAACACTCTTGTACGTTTGTCCCTTTTTGCATGGAAAGGATAATCAGAGTGACGATTACGTCTCCTACGCTATCTTTAAATAGCTCATCATTACTTCTTGCCATTGCCGAAGCAATTTCTCCGAATTCCTCAGCTACTTTCAAAAATTGTGCTTTTGGATCTGCATGATCCAATCCCTTGTCTTTTGCCCACTGCTCTACTTTTGTGATTAGTTCGTCCATTATTTCTCCTCCTAAAATTTCATTTCATCGTCGTTGTCATCTTCTTTGTCATCAGTTTTGGAAAGGAGGGCATACACGAGATATGCCACTCCTACCAAACCTAAGAACAAGAGAATTTTAGCTATAAAGAATCCCATATTATTTACCTGTTTCATCCGTAACTACAGTATCTGCTCCGTTTACTGTTACCCATCCATGCTCTTTTCGAGCTTGAGCTTCTTCATAACGAATTAAATTATCTGTTACAGATTCGGCAACTTTACGGTTTGATTCAGCTTCCGCTTCTGCAGCTTTTGTTTTCTTGTAAGCTTCACTATCAGCTTGAGTTTTTGCAGTTTCTGCATCTAGCTTCGCTTTTTCATTTTCTTGACCAGCTCGAATGATCGCATCAATTGATTTTTGTGTTTCTTTATCGACATCTGGAACACCAAGTGTTACGTCTTCGACTTCAAACCCTTTAGATTCAACTGATTTAGCAAAGTTCGTTAGTACCTCAGCTTCAACTTTAGAGGAATCTCCTGAAAGGACATCAAGCAGGCTATATTTGGCATAAACTTCACGCGCTACTTTTTGAAGCTTAGATTTTAACCATCCACTTTCGATATCTTCCGAAGTGATATTCCCAAATTCTTTGTACATTTTTGCTGCTTTAGTTGAATCAACTTTGTAGTCATATTTGATATCAATCGTTGTCTTTTTGCCATCGCTTGTTGATACTGAAATGTTTTTTGATTGGATAGTTTGCAAGCGAATTGGATATTGGATCACTTTGTCAATCCCAACAAATTTCACACCTTGCGTCAATGCTTCATCTTTGATACCGCCATTCATTGAATAGCGCACACCCACATATCCGTTATCAATTTTTTCGAAAAACTTAAATCCTCCGATAACTCCAATACCTACTATTACTACTCCTGCCACACCTAGTTTGATTAATTTATTTTCGTTCATTTTTCTTCCTCCAGTTTTTTTATTTCTCCAAATGACAATTCACCGGTTCCATTCGCTTCTACAGGTACGATATATTTATTCATATCCTGCTTCTCCAATCCTGAATCTTTGAGGATCTCGTTTGTAAGATTGACAATCTCCATAAGCTGCTCTGTTGCATCCAAGTCTTCTTGCGTCAGAAGATTAGCGCCGCATTTCGGACATGGCTTGTTCAACCATTGCGGATAATTTTCGTATTTTACTGCCATATCAGAATAATCACATTCTGGATTATCGCATTTGATCCCACGTACATTTAAGTCTACGAATTCCATTATTTCTCCTCCTCAATCTCACATGCCTGTTCAAACTGTCTAGTGATGTTTTCTAACGCTTTTTTGTACTCGATAATACTTTTTATCGTTCTTTCTTCACTTAACACGTAATCGCGTTGTATCGCCTTTAAACACGATGAGACAGTTTGAAAGTATCCGATATCTGCTCGTGATTCTTCTTTTGCTTCGGTGTAGCGAATGTTTCCTTCCTCATCTCGTCTTACCTTCGATAAGACAATGTTTCTAGAATCACTGGTAATTCGATAATCTTCGATTCTCATGTCTAGCATTTTTTCTCCTCCACATACCTAAACTGTCGTCCTTTTGAATCAATCCACAAGCTCCTAGCTCTATCCCAAATAATGTTTTTGCTTAATCCAGTAATTTCAGATAACTGTTCAGCAGTACCTGTCACTAGAATTCGGTCACCATGCCAGATTGCAATTTTTCTCGGCGTTTTCCGTTTAGGCTTTTCAGTCCACATTGATTTGCCGAGCTTTTGGACTTCTGCAACTATTTCTTTGTCTTCTTGCCAAGATTCTGACTTGGTTAATTCAGCAATTCGTTTCATTGTCGCTTTCTTATCCACGATCATTCCTCCAATCTACGAATTTCCCTTCTTAAATTCTCAATGTGTAAATTGATTGCCTTTCTCGCCGTTTCATTGACCATCACTGCCTTTGTTCGTTCTAGATCGTCAATTTCACGCTGAATGTTTCGAATACGCATTTGAATCACTTCTTCTGTTGTCATGACGATCCCTCCACGTATCTAAACGTTCTCTTCTTAACGTCTGTGTATCCACACCTAGCTCTTTTTCTCACGATTTTCTCGTGCAAGCCTGTGAGACTTGCTAACTGTTCAGCTGTCCCTGTCACTAGAAGTTTGTCACCGTGCCAAATTGCGATTTTTCGTGGTCTTGGCTTGTTGCTCTTGTCTGCCCACATCGCTCTTCCAAGCCTCATCACTTCTGAAGCAGCTTCTTTGTCATTTTGCCAATCTTCTGAATAAGTCAATTCGATAATTCGCTGCATTGCCGCTTTCTTATCCATCACGACATTCTCCTTTCAATAATTTGAGTACTTGATCAAGTGCGCTCTCACGTCCGCCATGAAACGTGTTGAGCCACTTGTCTTCGTACGACACACTTTGTCTTAAAGCTTCTTGATGCATTAATTCGATCTGTGCTGTAAATGTCTTTAGGTCCATCTTGTTTACACCTGATCAAGTTCATTAAGATGTTTTTGCAAGCCTTTAACACAATCAACAAATAGTAATTTGGTATATGCTAAATTTCTTAATTGTGTTGTATCGATATAGAGTGCAAAATAGTATCTGAGTTTACTCCAACTCGAACGATCATTCTTAATCCCTTCGATTCCAGCTTCTTCAAGCTGTTCATACACGTCTCTCAGGATGTCTATTTCCTCGCCCTTTTTATAGTTCGATATTTCATTAATTAGTTCTAGATAATCGATTTTCAATTTTCCACCTCTTAAAATGGTGCTTTTGATTGTCTATTAGCTCGTTCTAGCGCTTTTTTCTTGAGATAGGCTTCTTGGTCGATTGCCCATTCAGGAAGCTTCTCTCGTCTTCCTGTGCGCTTGTATCCACTGCTTGCGTTCTTAGGTTCACTTTTTTCTTTCCTTGCCCAACTTCGAATAGTTGCCAAATAGTTTTTATAAGTCTTACCAGATGATTCACAATACTCTGACAGTCGTTCGATTCGCTCTTGGTAATCATTAGGGAATTCTGTTTTGAGTTTCTCCATCTGCTCATCTGACAAAAGAACATTTTTATACTCTCCGTATTTATGACGGATGGGCTTAGCCTTCGATTTTTTCGAAGGCGGTAACTCTCTTATATATTCTTTTGTATTATTAAATGTATTATTAATAGATGTATTATTATCTTTGACTTTTTCGTCAATAGGGGTATTGCGTTTTTCGTCAATAGGGTATTGATTAATTCGTAGGTACCTATTGATTATTTGATTGGTACCCTCTTTGTAAATTATTTCCCGATTCAAGTATCCAAACTTAATCAAATCACTTACCCATCTAGATATAGTCTCCTTATTCACACCATATAAATCAGCAAAGTACTCGTTACCTGCCCAACAAAAACCTCTCTCGTTGCACAAGGCGGTTATTTCTCCGTATAACAACTTAGTATTCGGCTTAAGTCTTTGGTCGTACCTTACATTGGCTGGTATAATCGCGTAATAACTTCGATGCTCTGCCATTTCTCACCCTCCAATATTTAACTTTTTGATTGTTTCTTGGTTTAACTTAATGCCCTTAATCTGGTATTTATTTTTAAAATTGATCACACCTATTTTGTGTTTCTCTGTGTGATGGATTCTGCAGAGTGCTGCAAATGTGTACTCTGAATGATCAACTTCTTTGCGCTTTCGTCTTCCTAGCGCTTTGTCAAAGTGATCGATGTCAGCTCCTGTTTTGCCACAGATACAGCAGACTCTTTTTGTGATGCATTTGTAGAAGTAATATTCTTGATTCGCTGGTAAAATCTCATAGCCTTCTTTGAAAGGAATATGATGTTCAAAGATGAAATCTAAGATGATATTTGCTAAGACGTTAGCATCACTCACAGTTGTATTCGATTCGTCTCTCAGGCTTATTTTGCGTCCTGTGACACCTTCAAAACGGAAGTAGAAGAATTCCTTCCAGAAGTCCGTTGGCATTCCTGTATCGATGAAAATATCGCCTATAAGTGCATAGATGAAGTTTCGTTGCTGTACTGTGAAACGTCTAGGATCAATAAAACGAATTTCAATAACTCGATCACCATCGTAGCCGTCATACATCGTCTTTAGTCGATCAATGTTCACTTCCTCATTGATGGTTGCGCCTATGTCTTTCCCTTTGAACTTTTTCAGAACCGCTGAATATGAATCGATTAATGGTTTAAACACTCATATCACTTCTCTTTTGTTTCTTCTCTGTACTGATCTTCAAGCCAATTAACGCCTCGTTTTAGAATGCCCAAGTCTCTCTTGGTCCATTTACTGTCATCAGCGGTTATAGAAGCCGCATCAGTCAATGCAACAATTGCTTCATCAATCGATTTTTCGTACTTGTTAGCAACCAGTTGTAAAGCATCTAAGAATAGCTTTTTGCTTCTTTGAGTAGCTGGTTCAAGCATCGAAATATCTTCTGGCATATCTTCGCCAGCAAATATATATAGCCCTAGCCCAAACATCGCTAGATTTTTTACAAGACAGCGCATGATTGTTTTATTGATATCAAACATCGTTGCTGCTTCAACTCGCTTTTCGATTTTTCCAACAATCTCTTTTTTCTTCGTTTCGTTATTCCACTGATAATCATTGACTTCGTAGGTATATGGCTCATCTTTCATTGCCTTGTTTGCACCATCCATGACTGGTAACCACATGTCACGCTTTACTCCGTTGACTGTGATACTGGTAAAAACCATATAGCCTGTTTTTTCATCAAAGAGGTATGGACGATGCGTTTCTGGATCACGATAGATTTCGTAGTCTACTTCTTCGCAGATTTTGCTAACTTCTGCCCACGCCCATGCCCAGGACAGATAAGTTAGTTTGTTTCTTTTTTCAACAACATCATTGACGGTTATCTTGTACAGACTATTGAATAATTTGTTATCGTTGCGTTTCATTCCTTCACTCATCAAATTCTGCCTCCATTTCAGCAATGTATTTCTTACCTGGTCCGTAATAAGAGATATCAATCAAGTTATCTCTGTCATACTCTTCTAATGCGTCAGTCAAGCCATCTTCGATGACGTAAATATATTCAGGTTTGTTTGAATGTTTTGATAGATGAATAAGGTAAACATGATCCCAAATACTCACAAAATTGCCCAAATCGTCTTGATCACATGCTAGTTCTTCATCCGTCAAAAGATTACGTCTGATTTTTCGATTATTTGTTTCCTTGATATTCGATTTGCCCCAACTAGGATCAGTCAAATATTGATCTAGAGTGGAAAGTTCATTTTCCATATGTTAAAATCTCCTTAGTTCTGATTTTTTGAGTGACTCATTGCTTTGGTCGGCGGAGTCACTTTTTTATTTGTTGCCATGCTTTTTTCTTTTCGATATGTTGCTTGCTTAAAATAATAGGACGGCTATTTGCCCACCAATTATCAGCAATCACTTTACCGATTTTTAGCGCTTCTTCTCGTGCCATAGTTGCTCCTTTCTTTTGAATCAAGCAGATTGATTAAAACCATCAATGCTGCAAACAAACTTCCCCCGATAATACTTTGGTGCGCTACAATCACTAATAACCCCAAAATGAATCCTATAAAAAGTGTGTCTGTCTTCTTCATAATCTAATCTCCCTATTTTTTATTTCTAGCATTCTCAAATCCTCAAGTTCAGAAGCAATTAGTTCAGCTTGTCTATCTGATAGCTCATCGGCTTTTCTAAGCGCTGCACGATCATCTTGTAATTGTTTTCTACGCTGTTTAATCAGACCTAGAATTTGATGTTCTTGTTGCAATGTGTAGGACATAAAATCATTCTCCTTTGCCTTTATAACTCAAAGTTTTCTTTCAAAAATCTTTGGAGTTCCGATCGTTCAATTCTGATGTCTAACTTGCTCCACTGCTGTGTTTTTAAGCCTAGGTTTATCCAATGTGTTAATTTGTCATCACCAATTCCTAAAACTTTTCTTACCTCTGATTTGTTTGGATATGGAGGAAGCTCTACTGATTTGTTCATAAGGTGCAATCGTTCGTCCAATGAATTAAGCACAGCATTCGTAATTTGTGTAGTTAATTCTGAAACTACTAAATTATCTGGAATTGTTATTTGCATGCTTTTTCTCCTTTTCTAATTCTGCTAGTACTGCCTCAATTGGCTTGATTTGTTTATCTGGTTTTCTACGCCCGTTCATAATATCCGACATATAGGCTGTTGAAATATCAAGCTTTTCAGCTAACCAAGCTTGACTCTTGTTATGCGTAGCTAGCGCCACACGCACTTTTAAAATGAAGTCCTGCGACATAACTATCTCTCCTCTAATAGATCAATTTCTGGAATATATCCTTCTTTTTTTAGCGACTCATAAATGAACAAACGTCCTTTTTGAGTCCATTTTGTATTCATCACAACTTTTGTTCCACCATCAGATTTCGGAATCTCAGTTGTATGAGATTTTGTATATCCTTGTCTCATATGTTTCTTGCATAATAACCATTGGTTGCCTACTTTTTTCTGAATACCTAGTTTATGAAGTAGTTTGTTCATCTGTTGTGGAGACATCCCATAATCTGCTGCAATCTGACTAATTGTTACTGAATCTGTAGAAGATAATATGCTATCTAAATATGATATTTTGGGTTCGTATTCTGCAATCTTTTGTTCTGCGATTAGTCTTCCAGTACGTTCTTCTTTCAATTTAGTTGCTAATTGAATGATTGTATCTGGATTAAGCAAAGCTTCTTCTACTTTTTCTGGAGTTAGATAACCTCCATGTTTTCTAATTGCTGGCAACACTTCGCTAGTCACCCAACGTTTAAATTTCTTAGCATTTGGCTGTTTGCTTCCTAAAATTAAGGAGTACAAACCTGATTCGTTAATAATAGTTAACCCTCTAGGCGATTCAAAAGTACCGTTTTGGTAGTTTTGCCGATCTTCTACATCGACGTGTCTGTTAATATCTCTACTACCATTTTGGTACCCTAGAACTTTAGCCACATCTTTTCCAACAAAAAATGGTTCATCATGTATTGTTACTGTTCTTACTTCATGTTGTTCAAAGTTAAAAATTTGCGGTGTGTTCATTTTGCTCATTCCTTTCTTTGGTATAATTTTGAATAGAAAGCGAGGTGAAAATAGTATGGAAGAATTTAATATGGATGTCGACGCCTTATTCAAACAAACCGTATTCAAGACTGTTAATAAAGAATTCAAAATAGATTTCCAAAATGACGAATCTTTTCCAACAGAAATTGAATTATTCGAAGAACTTTCTCAGAGCGTTTCTGAGTCTTTTTCTCGTCAGTTGCAAAAGAATTTTTTTGATGCTCTTGTGGATGAATTTCATCAACAACAGCACTAAACTTTTGGTCTTTAAAATTTAAAGTTATTAAAGCTCCTTTTGCGGAAGGAGTTTTTTTATTTTGTTTCATGATGTTTCCTCCTTTTCTTTAAATTTGTAAGCTAATAAAATTAGCTAATTTTGTTGACAGTTTCTACAAAATTTTGTAGAATAAGTGCATAGTTAAATAAGCACAGAATTACCCTATAAATTAACATTCTAAGTTTCCCGACCTTGAATTTGTTTACTTTATTAGGTGTCTTTCTTATTGCTTGTTAGCTTATTAAATTAGCTTACGAACATATATTACTATAAAGTTTTGTAGATGTCAACGATTATCTACAAAGTTTTTAAGATGTGTTTTAGGCATGATTGGAGAATCATTATTATGACAACATTTGAGAGAGTAAAAATGTTAGCAGATAAACGCAAAATATCTATTGTCGAATTGGAAGAAAAACTTAATTTTAGTAAAAATTCACTTTATGCGTGGAAAAAGAGTAAGCCATCCATTGATAAACTAAATGCAGTTGCTGACTATTTCCATGTTTCAACAGATTATTTGCTAGGACGCACAGATGATCCTAACGCGGGAGTTGCACCAGAGGAAAGAAAACTAACCGTGGAAGAAGCTTTAGCATCTGTTATGAGTAGCGACGGAAAACCGCTCACCGATAATGATAGGGAAATACTATCAGCTATGATTGAAGCATATTTAGAGAAAAAAGATAACTAAATAAGTAGGTGAGTCATTTGGACAGTCAAATTGAAATGATAATTAATGAACTCGGCGTTAAGGTAGAAGAGCGTGAAAACCTTGATGCCGATGGCCATTATGTTGCTTGTATGAATACCATAGTAATAAAAGCTAATTTATCTAAGTATAGAAGACAAAGAACCTTATTACATGAATTAGGACACGCTTCTAAACATCATGATAATTATTTTTTATATAACTTAGCATTCTCTCTCCATTCAAAAATGGAATATGAGGCTGATCGCTTCATGATTGAAAAATTATTAGATAGATATATTGCAAAGTCTGAATTAGAACCACACAATATCAATTACATGAAATTTATAGAAGATAACAATTTAAGCGTTCGCTTCGAACCACTTGTGAAAGAATTATTAAAAGTTCGCATCTATTGTTATGCAGCTCTCTAAAATTTTTTAAGCAAAAAAGAACATATGTTCAAAAATAGAAAGGTGAACAAAAATGATATATACAGAATTCAAAGAATGGTTAGAAAAAAACACAACCGGATACGAAACATTTATCATCAAAGCTACTAATTATCAAATTGAAAAAAACAAAAATAGACCCCCAAAAAAACGCTGGGATGATAAGAAAATAGATAAAGCTGTATTAGAAATGTGGAAACAAGTCGTGACTAACTTGTATCAGACAATTCGTAAAGAAAAAGGAGTTCCATTAATTAACGGGAGGGAAATATGGCTTGAATTTATAGAGGAACAAGGACTGATCGAATTTTTCAATGATAGCATGGCAGAATTAGAATTTGAATAGGGGTAATATTGATGGCAATGATAAAACAATATAAAAAGAAAAATGGCGAAAAAGCATGGTACTTTAAAACTTATCTCGGTATTGATCCGCTAACAGGAAAGAAAAAATATACTACTAAAAGAGGATTTAGAACACAAAAAGAAGCAAAAACAGCACTTTCTAGGTTAGAACTAGAATTACAAAAAACAGGAATGCCCACAAGTACAAATACTACTTTCAAAGAAGCAGCAGAATTATGGCTAGAAAGCTATAAAAAAACTGTAAAAGAAAGTTCATATTCAAGGACTAAAATAATCTTTAATAAACATATATATCCCAAATTTGGAAATATTAAGCTTTCTAAAATTAATACGGCATATTGTCAAAAGGTAGTAAATGATTGGAGTGAAAAAGGAACTTCAAAGCAGTACCCTCTTTTCATAAACTATATGAATAAAGTTTTTAAGTATGCTATAAATATTGGTTTAACATCTGATAATCCAACATTAAATTTACTTATTCCAAAGCCACAAATTAAAACAGAAAAGAAATTAAAATTATATACAAAAGAACAGTTGGAATTATTTCTAAATGAAGTATCTCAAGAACAGAATCCATATTTTAAAAACAGAGACTATACGCTCTTTAGACTATTAGCATTCAGCGGATGTAGAATCGGCGAAATATTAGCACTCACTTGGGACAATATTAATTTTAAAACAAATGAAATGGCCATTAAAAAAACTGTAGCTCGTTCAGATAAATATTATATATCTGAAACTCCTAAAACCAAAAAATCAAATCGAATAATTTATTTAGATGAAAAAACTATAAAGCAACTAAAATTTTGGAAGCTCGAACAAAGAAAGTACTTATTTCAATTAGGATTTACTAAAGCTAATTATTTATTTACCAATGACGAAAATAATTTCACAATTAATCAGTCAGTGGCAGAAAGATACAATATATATCGTGAGCGTGCCGGCTTACCTTATATCGGTCTGCATGGTTTTAGACATACACATGCATCAATGCTATATGAGGCAGGCGCAGATCACAAAGAAGTCCAAGAAAGAATGGGCCACGCAAATATAAAAACTACTATGGACACATATACACACATCACTAACAGCAAAAAAGAAGAAACAACACAAAAACTAACAAATTATATTAACTTCTAA